CAGCCTATGGTTAGGTTCTATCAACCACAGTCCAATTCACCGGCTCTTGTTTCAGAGATTGAATTGTTTAGAAGGTTTGCCGATGAAACCACGGCTCTTCCTTCCTACACACACGGACAAACACAGAGCTCTTTAAATAGAACAGCAACAGGTATTTCTATATTGATGTCAAACGCCAATATAGTTTTAAAATCTGTAATTAAAAACATTGATGATTATCTAACCAAACCGCTCGTAAGATCTTTGTATGACTGGAACATGACTTGGAACCCCAATTCAGATATTAAGTCAGACATGAGAATCATTGCTAGAGGTTCAACAACGATGGTACAAAAAGAAGTTCAGTCTCAAAGATTGCTACAGTTCTTATCGTTACTTAATAATCCACAGGATCAGCAAATGATTAAGAGGGACAAACTTCTTAAGGATGTTGCCAAGTCATTAGACATAGATCCGGATGATGTACTTAAATCTGAAAAGGAGTTAATGGATGAGCAACAACAACTACAACAAGCTATCGCCGGAATGCAGCAAGGCGGTCAAATTGATCAAGTCCCAAATGGGGACGGAGTGGTCGGTCCTGATGCAAGAAATGGAACACCTTCGCCAGAGGGAGCGGGACCAGTTGGAAATAACGGAGGACTACCGCTTTAGTCAAGGACGTTGCGACATACTCAAGTTTGTTGTATCTTTAGACCAAATTGCAGACAAAGTTTTAAACTCGTTGGGAACCCGCAAGGAAACTCCCAACATATATAAATAATCGACACCCTTAACATAAGGACCGAGGATAAAAAAATGACTGAAGAAGTTAAAACCAGAGGCGAGATGATCGCCGAAAGGCTTGAAAAAGAAGCTGACGAGATGTTAAAACAGATGGAAACTTCTCAGAAGGAATCCGAACCAGAAGGACAGGGGCTTGCAAACCTTGAACCAGAAGTAGAGGACACCCCAGAAGAGAAAGAAGAAACTGTCGAGACTTCACCCCCTGAATCTCAGGACACTGAAGAATCAAGTCAAGCGGATGAAGAGATTCAAACCGAAGTAGAGAATGAACAAGTGGAGGATGATCAGGAGACTGTATCATCTAAACAGTGGGAGGAACGGTACAAGAACGCTCAGGCGAGAATGACCAAAGCCACCCAACATGAGAAAGAGCTTGAGAAAAAGATCTCTGAGTTAACCGATAAGGTTAAGGCAATGGAATCACTGAGAAGTGAAACCAAAGTTGAGAAGCAGATGGAAGAAGTAGGCGTCGACCTCTCTGAGATAATGAAAGATTATCCTGAGTTAGTGAAGCCCCTTCAGAGTTATGTGGATACAGCTTTTGCCAAACTTAATCAGAAGTTTGAAAAAACTACTCAGGAATTGACGAAAGCTCAACAGGACGATCTGGTCCGTGAGCACAAAGCTAAGTTAGCTAAAGCCCACCCAGACTATGTTCAGATAGCCAACTCAGAGGATTTTAATCTGTGGCTAGAAAGACAAAGTCCGGTATGGCAGCAGGTAGCAGAAGGCGGCGGGGCTGACGACACCATCGAACTACTCTCACGTTATAAAAACGCACTTGGGATCACTACTACTCCGGAGGTTTCTAAAGCAGACTTGGTTGAGAAAGCAAAGCAAAACGCTGAGCCGAATCTTCCAAAAGCTAGGAAACAAAACATTGGGAGTAGTAAAAAGATTTGGACTGCTGCTGAGATTGGTAAGTTAAATGATAAACAGTTCCGTAAATACGAAGCTGATATCGACCTAGCTCATCGGGAAGGCAGAGTAAGACCATAAATTTTTACTGCAAATTTTTGAAATTGACATTAAAAAATTAGGAGTAAATAATGGCATATTCATCAAGTAGTGGAAGTTTTTCTTTCGCAGCTGGAGAACAGCATTTCATTCCAGAAGTCTTTTCTAAAAAACTACAAGCTAAGTTTTACGCACAGACAGTTTTATCTGAGGTAACAACTAACGAGTATGAAGGAGAGATCTCTGGGTTAGGTAACAAAGTAAACATAAGAACAGTACCAGCAGTAACAGTTGCTGACTACACAGGTTCTTTGTCTTACGCTGATGTAACATCTAGCACTATTGAGTTGGACATCAACAAAGCTAAAAGCTACGCTTTTAAAGTTGACGATATCTTAAGAATGCAAGCTGATATTGATTTCATGAACGAGGCAGCAGGTGATGCAGCTCAGAACATGAAGATCGCTATTGAGCAAGATGTATTTGCAAACGTAGCAGCTGGTTCGTCTTTAACAGACATCAACTCTACACCTGCTGACATTACATCAAGCACTGTGCTTGGTCACATTCTTTCTGCTGGAGAGCAGTTGGACGACAACAACATTCCTGAAGAAGGAAGATTTATGATTGTCAACCCAGCGGTTGCTACTCTAATTAAGCAGTCAGAGCTAAGACAAGCTTACTTAACTGGTGATAGCGTTTCACCTTTAAGAAATGGCTTCATTGGAAAAATTGATAGATTCAACATGTATGTCTCTAACAATCTGTCTACAACATCAGGTGTAACATCTGGTCTTTACGGACATCCAAAAGCTATTGCTTATGCATCTCAAATGACTAACACTGAAACTGTAAGACTTGAGTCTTCATTCGGTGATGGCGTTAGAGGTTTATCTGTATATGGATACAAAGTTATCCTGCCTACAGCTATCGGTGAATTCAAGCTACAAGTTGCTTAATTAACCACCCCGGGGAGCTTCGGCTCCCCACCTTTATTTAAATAGGATAAAAAATGAAAAATTTATATTTAATCTTAATCGGCTTATTTGCAACTTCATGTGCAACTGTTAATTCAGTCATTGAAGGTGGAAAAGATATTGCCATGACTACAGTTGATACAACCGTTAAAACAGCGGGCAATCTTTCAAGTGCAGCTTTGCAAGACGTTAGTGGCGTTGTTACCACAGTAACCGAAACTTACGAAGGTGTAATCAATACAGTTGTTGAAAACATTGATGAACAAACTGACGAATTGCAACCTAAAAAAGAAGAAGATAAATAATATTTAATTTGGTTTAAAATACCACTTAGATATATTGTATCTATTTTGTGATACCTTATTCATATTAACTATAGGAATTTACTATGAACAAAGACGAATTAGTTGAACACGCCAAAGAAGAGTTTGGTGTAGACCTTAACAAAAAATCAAAACTTTCTGACTTAGAGGCTCAGGTAGAAGATCTTAAAAAGAAAAAGCCACAGCCAAAGTCAGAACCAAAGACAGGCAGCAATGATCCGATTGCTTCTAAAGGCGAGCATGGGAAAGTTGTACCTTGGAACCCTGCACACAGAGCAGAGTACTGGCAATTCATCTATGATGAAAGATCTCTTTCAGAAGAAGAGAAGAAAACATTAGGTCTCTAAAGTGGCGACGGTTAAGGTCATTGATGTCATAGATAAGGCAGAAGAGATCTTACAAGATACGTCGAACGTGCGTTGGTCTCAGCAAACCCTTTTAGATTATTTAAATGACGGGCAAAGAGAAATTGTTCTTTTCAGACCTGATGCCAGCACAACGAATGAATCTTTCACACTGGCTGAGTCAGCCAAACAAACATTACCAGTAAGTGGCTTAAGGCTTTTGGACATATACAAGAACCTTAGTCCTAACAAAACACCTATTACTATTATTGAAAGAAAGATATTAGACGATCAGGTGGATGATTGGTACTCATCAACAGGTCTTTCTGTGGAGCATTATATTTATAATCCAGTGGACCCTAAATCATTTTATGTATATCCATACCCATCTGACAGCGGACACACTATAGAAATTATTTATAGTTCATCACCATCAGATATAACTATTAGTGATTTTGCAACAGATACTACAACTATAGGGTTGGATGATACTTACGCTAATGCTATCTTAGATTATATGCTTTACAGGTCATACCAGAAAGATTCTGAGTATGCAGGAGACCTACAAAGGTCAGCTTCATATTACGCATCTTTTCAAAATGGACTAGGCATTAAAACACAGGCGGACGCAGGATCTCAGCCAAGACCAGCAACCCCAGCACAGGACACTTAGTAAATGGCAGTATCAAAGAAAATAGAAACGCTGGTTCCTAAAGTTAGAAGGGAGGCACCGAACTGTCCGAAGTTTATAATACTTGATGAATTAAGAAATACATTAATTGATTTTTGTATTAACACAGATATTTATATGCAAGACATCACTCCATTTGTGGTAGTTGCAAATGTAAATGAATATGACGCCAGCGACTTAGATATACCAGCTGGAGCAGAGCTTAATCACATTATTGATATATTTAGATCTAGATCTGATTCAAGTATCACCCACATATCACAAAAGAAACTGGTTCCTATAGAAGCAAAAGCACAAATAGGCTCACAGTCTATCTTTAGTGTTTATGGAAAAGGTAGGGTTGATTACTACACACAAAAGGATCAAGAAACAATCTTAGTAGCACCAACACCAGAGTCAACAGAAACGCTTTATGCCTTATACAGCTTAAAGCCAAAACAAACTTCAACAACAATTCCAAGTATTATTGCTAACGAGTATCAAGAAGTAATCGTACATGGTGCACTTTATAGACTACAGATGATGAAAGACTCACCTTGGTCTGATGTTCAGGCTGCCGATTTAAATAAAAGAATGTATGATAAGGGAGAGGCTTTGGCAGTTAGAAAAACCAAATATGGAAATGTTGGAGCTAACTTAACTGTTAAATATCAGGAGTTTGGATACTAATGGCATATTCAGCAAATTTAAAACTAGTTGTGGGAGACACTCTTCCAGAACTTACTATTACCTTAAAGGACTCAAACACAGCTGCGTCTGGTAAAACCTTAGATCCAGAGGACGCAACAACCTTTGCACCGATAGATATAACTAGTGGCACTGTAAGAGTTAGGGTTAGAGAGATAGGAACAACAACGGTGCTACAAACAATTTTGTGCACAATAACAGACGCAACCAATGGTGTTTGTACAATGATATTTCCAAGCAGCACTTTTAGCTCAGCTGGTCTTTATGAGGGCGAGGTTGAGTTTACAAAGTCAGATGGAAATATTCAAACAGTTAATGAATTAATAAAATTTACCGTAAGAGATGATTTTGACTAATGGCACTGAAAATATCAGTATCATTCGCCAGTCTACATCTAACGGTAGATAAGCAAGAGCTTGCATCCTTAAGCTCCACCGCTGGTTCATCAACAACCCTTTTATCTTTCGTAGATCTTAAAAACACCCTGTCGTTTGTTAAGCTTGTTGCTACAGACATAAGACTAGACCCAGATAGTAAGAACCTTTATTTTGTTGGCGATAACGTCAACGCACTCAATATATCCATCACCGATGTACCTGCGTTGTCTGTATCAAAATCAAGGGCAGACTCTTTCTCTATTGCAGAAGAAAGCACATCAGAGTCTGTTGTAGAAAAGCTTATTGCTGGGGAATCTACTAGGGTTGATGAGTCTGTGAAAGCCCTAACAAAAGACACTTCTTTTAAAAGACTTTCGGTTATGCCTACAGTGTCTGCTTGTGCGGATGTAAAACTTAATATGCTTTCTTCTGCAATAGAGAAAGAGTCTGCCCTTG